GTTTACATTTACACAAAAGTATGATATAATATACATTCTTAAACAGGAGAAAACCGCATGACAGTAAGTATTTCAAATGATACTCTATCTGTACTCAGAAACTTTTCCAGCATTAATCCTAATGTTGTACTAAAGCCTGGGCAAGAAGTCAAGACAATCTCAGAAGCAAAAAACATCCTTGCTGTTGCTGATATTGACGAAGACTTTCCTACAGAAATGGGCATCTACGATCTTAATGAATTTTTATCAGTAGTAAATCTGGTTGATAAACCACAACTAAACTTTGGCGATAATCATGTTGATATCGTTGGTGGTAACAGTAAAGTTAAGTATTTCTTTTCAGATTCTAGTATCTTGACGACTCCACAAAAGGACATTACCATGCCCGACTGTGAAGTAGAAGTATCGTTTACCGATGATACATTGTCGCAAATACGTAAGGCTGCTTCAGCTTTAGGTCATTCAGAAATGTCTATTACTGCTACTGACGATGGTGTAAATATTAAAGTATTTGACTCAAAGGACAGTTCAGCTAATATATATAATATACAGCTTGCAAATGATGCAGGTTACAAAGAAGGTCAATTCGAATTTGTAATCAACATCTCTAACTTGAAGCTGCTGGATGGAGACTATGTTGTAAAAATCTCATCTAAACTTATTTCCGAATGGAAAAACACAACCAAGCCTGTAAGATATTACATCGCATTGGAAAAAAATAGTAACTATAACTCTCAATAGGAGAAAATCATGTCAGAAGAAAACACAACAGAAGTACAAGAAGAAGCCGCTCCGGTTCAATTGTCACTTGCTGATCTAGCCGCCGTAGTACAAATTATCGATATTACTACAAAACGTGGTGCCTTTGAAGGTGCTGAACTCGAAAGCGTTGGTACAGTACGCAATCGATTTGCATCATTCGTCGAAAGTCAACAAGCTGCAAATGCAGAAGAAGAAGGTGCTACCGCCACAGATGAAGCAGGTGAAGCTGTCGAAGTCGAAGAAGTTGAATCTTAAATAAAACAAAAGGTCTTATATTATGGTAACAAGTGAAAAACAATCGCTCATTGAAGCGCTTAAAAAAGGAAGTGTCACAGTAACATTCACAAAGGTTAATACCGGTGAAATACGTGTAATGCCCTGTACACTTAATCCCGAGGTACTTACTGCTCATGGCATTGATACCGTCAAAGTTGAAAGTCAAAATCCTAGTAACGATCAAATCGTTTGTTGGGCTCTTGATAAAGATGCTTGGCGATCATTCAATGCTGACACTGTCGTATCTTGGGAGGTCCTTTAATGAATGAATTTCTATGGGTAGAAAAGTATCGACCACAACGCATCAGCGACATAGTCTTACCTCGTACAATCAAAAAAACGTTTGAAGATATTGTTAAAGGAGGTGACCTACACAATATGCTTCTTACCGGTACAGCCGGTCTTGGTAAGACTACTGTGGCTAAAGCCTTGTGTAAAGAACTTGATCTGGATTATATCCTCATCAATGGTTCTGAAGAAGGTAACATCGATACTCTTCGTGGAAAGATTAAAAAGTTTGCATCAACAGTTTCATTACAAGGTGGCTACAAAGTGGTTATCCTTGATGAGGCTGATTACCTTAATGCACAATCTACACAACCTGCACTTCGTGGTTTTATCGAAGAGTTCTCTGCTAATTGTCGATTTATTCTAACGTGTAACTTCAAGAATCGTATTATTGAACCACTGCATTCTCGATGTACACCAATCGAATTCAATATTGCTAAGAAGGATCATCCATCGCTTATGGCAGACTTCATGTCAAGGTGTGAGACGATACTCAAAGATGAAGGTATTGAATATGACAAAGCAGTCATTGCTGAAATCATTATGAAGTACTGTCCTGATTGGCGTCGTGTTCTAAACGAACTACAACGTTATTCAGCATCAGGTGTTATTGACTCAGGCATCTTAGTTTCAATATCAGAAGTAAACATCGAAACTCTTATGAAATCTTTAAAGGGTAAGAACTTTAAAGGTATGCGACAATGGGTTGTCGATAATATTGATGTAGAACCTGCAGCATTATTCAGACGTATATATGACAACATGGGTGAGTATATCGAACCGCAATCGATACCTCAAGTTGTTCTTATACTTGCTGACTATCAATACAAGAATGCATTCGTAGCAGATCATGAACTCAATGTGGTAGCATGCCTCACTGAAATCATGGCAGGGTGTCAATTCAAATGAACCCATTCGAATACATAAACGCAATTAATAATACCAAGAAAGACATCATGGTAGATGATATTGCAGAATCAAAGTATACACCGTTTATGGTCAATAGGAGCTTATCTTATTTTCCAGACACGGTATTGTATGCCAACGAAATGAATATCAATCATCACCTCGATCATCGCCTTCAGTTCGATTTTCTTATAAATATAGTTAAGAAAAAGAAACGGTTCTCTAAATGGTCTAAGCCAGAAGAGATATCTGATTTGAATGTCGTAAAAGAATATTATGGTTATAGCAATGAAAAAGCTAAATCCGTATTATCATTATTTACTGATGAACACTTAACTGAATTGAGAAAAAGGATGAGCAAAGGTGGAAAACAATAATCAACAAATACAAGCATGGACACCAGCTGATATGCTGGAAGTCACGTTAACAGAACCAGATGATTTTTTAAAGATTAAAGAGACACTTACTCGTATTGGTGTGGCATCTCGTAAAGATAATAAATTATATCAGAGTTGCCATATACTTCACAAGCAAGGTAGATACTTTATTGTACACTTTAAAGAATTATTTTTATTAGATGGTAAGCCATCAAACTTGATTGAAAACGATATACAGCGCCGTAATACTATTACTACATTATTAAGTGACTGGGGTTTAGTCGAGATTGTTAATACTGAACAATCAATCGATAAAGCACCATTAAGACAAATTAAAGTCATTCCTCATAAAGATAAATCATTATGGGAGCTTTGTACTAAATATAACATAGGTAATAGTTAATGGCCATTAAGGATTTTGATAAAAATAGTGTAACACTTAACGAATTAAGTAATATTGATTTGGCTAAGGAATTTACCTTGCCTTCAGAAGTTGATGGAGCTGGTAACTATCAAAATCAGCTAGTTAATTTACAAAATACTTCTTTACGTGAATTTTATAGAGGTGGTGCTACAGCTATAGCTAATCAACAAAACTCTGCTTTGAGTAGAGTTTCTGTTTCATCAGGCTTAGTAACAAAGGATTTAGAAAGAGGGCCTATACCTACATTTTCTAGCGATCCACTAATCACATTAGAACAATCTTTTAATGCTACTTCCTTAGATTTAACTTTTAGTACTGCTAACCAACCAGCTAGTGGTGTAAGTGGGTTGGGAGGTGGGTTGGGAGGCGCTTTTGGAGAAGGTGCATTTTATACTTCTTTTAATTTTAATTGGTCTATTAATACAGCTATTGGTCCTAGACGTGGCTTTTTTTATCCATATGGAATTCCTTTATACAATTCAAATGAAATAGCTTATGACCAACATAGCTTTTTCGCAGTACTTCCTTCTTCAAGTACTCCAGGATTTATAAATGATTTTGGAAATATACCTTCAGGAATTGATAATAATCATATAGTGATTAAGTTTACAAAACCAGGATCTGTTTTAACTGGTCCTAATATAACTACTTTAGATCCAGGAACATATACTCCAAGTCCTGAACCAGCGTTTTTAACAATTAAACATCCGGATGGACTTATAAACGATGTATTTGATTTTGCTTCTGCTTATGTAGTTGATAGCGGAAGTACTATTAGTTATTATTTTAGAGGTATACCAGAAGCTTTACTTCAGCAATATAATAATGTTGATGATGTATCAATAGAGATAACAGCTAAAGCTGATGAAAATTTTGTTAAAAAGGTTTATAATAATAAAGAAATTAAAGCGCCAAACTCAACACATAGCGGTGCAACTCCAGGACCAGGCGACGGATTACAATTTGGTTCGGCTATGGCTATATCCGATGATGGAAATACTATGGTTGTTGGTGCAGGTGGTAATGATAGTAATTCAGCTAATGGTGGAGATAATATAGCAGGAAGAATTCATATCTATGAAAGAGGCGGACCGGATAACGAGTTTTTACGAGTAAAGACGTTAACAGATCCAAGCTTTGCATCGAAGAAAAACACTGGCTTTGGAGGTCGACCAGATAAGTATGATGTTGTTAGCCAGTCAAGACCAAACATTAATGAAACTAGAGACTTAGTAACTACTCCAATAGCTATTAGCGGTGATTATATATTTGTTGGTGCGTCAAACGATGCAAGTGGTGGTAAAGTCCATGTCTATAGAAAAATATCTGGAACATGGACATTTTCACAAACGTTAGTATCAGCAACAGGAACTCATGGGGCTGGTAATGCAAATCATCCACTTGAAATTGCATTTGGTGAATCAGTTGCAGCTCACGGTATATATTTAATCATAGGTTCTAGAAATTACAAATATACTGGAAGAGTTTTTGTATATAAAAGAAGTGGCACAACATACTCATTATTTCAAACGATGGTTGCACCATTTGGTGAAGGGGCTAGTTTTACTTATAGCAACTACTATAAAAACATTCCTGTTGACGGTGGAAACTATCAAAAGTATGGTGTGTTAGCTGCTGGCAGTAGATGGAATGATGGTAATGGTAATAGAGGATTTGGCTATTCAGTTGATATATCTGGAAGTTATATTGCTGTTTCAGCTCCTGGTGTAGATCATCAAACAATAGCACCAGCAACCTTTGATGAAAATGAAAATAACACAAGATACTTAAACTCTATAAGAGGTTCAGTTTATGTTTATAAATTAAATGCAGGCCAAACTGCATTTGAATTACAACAAACTTTAAATTTACCAGCAGCAGAACATGATGGAATGCGAAAAATTTATAATGATTTGGCAGATAATAAAAGTTATAGAGAAAGCATCAATATAAGCGATGGTTATATTGGTCAACCTCCTACAAGAATAGAGCAAACACTTAACGATGGTTTTTCTTATTCTAAAGACTTTATGAGTGATCTACTATATAGGTCTTTGCCTGATGTGTATGGTTTAAAAGTTCAAATTAGATGTGATACTAACTATTTAGATGCAGATTCACCTTCAGAAAAAGGTGTATTATTTATTAATAGAAACGATTATAATATTAGAGTAAATGATGTATTAAGCACATACTCTAGCGGAGATACATTTAGTGCTACTGACGATAGACCCGCTCAGCCTTTAGCAAATGGATATGTTGGTGGAGGATTCTTTCCAGCTGCAGGATCAATTGATATGTGGACCCTTGACTCATCTGAAACTACTTGGACTAGAGGAAATAAGATAGTTAGTCCATTAGAACCTGAAGAAATAAATTTTATAAAGAACTTAGGAACAATTGGATTAACAGGAGCGAAATATGATAATAGCAAAACTGGTATAAATAAAGCAGTACCTAATATTGGTGGTAGTGATTTTCCAAATGCTAGAAGGCAGTTTGGATATAATTTTGATGTAACTCCTGATGCTAAATATTTGACAGCAATTAAATTAAGTGACGAAAATAAATCATTCTTTGTTGTTGACCCATCGACATCTGATCAGGCTATAGACAATGGTACTGTTGGTTTTGTACCTAGAGCAAGCCGAAACCCAGAGCCGAACTCACCTAAGGGATTTCTACAAAATTTTTATGATATTGCAAGCAATGCGTTGCTTGGCAAAAATGTGTATGGACAACCAATAACAGGTCAATTTGGCCGTCGAGCTGATAGTCCTAACTTGTTACAACATAGTATTTCACCGAACCAAGTTAGTTTTTTTAGATCTCCAACTCCTGAAGTTTTTCAGTTTACTAATTTACTAGAAGACGACTTGCTAAGCACACAGTGGATTAAGCTTGGAAGCACTGGCCAAGTATCTCGAGATGTCTTTTTCTTTATGGCCGATGAATACCGGCCTGCAGCGTTTAGAACAGGCCCGCAGTCGCAATCTTCCTTTGGTGGAAATTATAAGTTGAATGGGGATGTTTATAAACACACTGCGAGTGATAATGGCGAAGACACTGTTGGTATGTTAGCTGGCTTAGGAGGACAATCACTTAGCATCCGCGACGGCAAAATATACGCTGCAATTAATACAGGTGAATCAGAATCAACTCGCCCCTTTCCTTATGTTGCTAGTACTCATACAAATAGCCAAGAAAATGCTATATATGAGTTTAATCAAGTTAATGCTATTATAGAAAAAATACCCAATGAAATAAAAATAGATAATTTCTATAGCTCAGGTAAATCTGGATTAAAGACATCTTTTACCGTAGGATCAAAAACATCAAGTTATACGAGTTCTGTCGATCATCCAGGACTTAATTATGTTTATGGTTATTTTGGTTCGTACGGTCCTGGGTATGCAAACCGATACCCATTTGCTCAAACCTTCGCTGAAGGTGAGCTTCAGTATTATGGTTTTGATGCTGGAGCTGCACAAGGGAGTTACTATAAGAATTATGATCAATCGACATTAACTGCATGGGGACGTACGGAAGATGCAGTTGGTGGCTATGTTGATAAAAGAATTACATTTACTGCCTGGAATTCAAATGCTCAGCAATCTTCAGGACTTCCTAAGTTTTATCTGGAAATATCAGATGTTCCATCAAACGATATTCGCACCACAGAATTCTTAAACAATTCCAATTATTATACGGATCGACGAGGTCAACAAGTTCCTACATACGGCCGATCTGACGGAGATTATATAATATTTCAAGACGAAGAGTATGAAATTTTGAGTATTAATTTACAGAACATTAACCCCGTCACAGGCCTTCGTAGGTGGATAGTGACCGTTGATAAAAATGTTGATTACACTCGAAGAAGCACTATGCCATCATTTGGAGAAACAATATATATTCGTCGTCCAACAGAACAGACTATCTCTGCTGGTTATGATAATTACGGCAGATTAGCTCCTCCAGGTGCAACTACTATTCGTAATGATTATGGCATAAGAGATTGGTATAATAATAGTGCTAATTTTAATTATAATGCTTATTATGGCAATCGGCCAGGAAGGTTTGAAGATACTGATATTAATGAATTTGGTTATAGCCCAGGTACTGTAAGAGATGTAAAAGAAATATTTTCAACTACTGGTGGTATTGGATCTGGATTATCTACATTCGTTGATAATAACGGTACAACTCAGACTATTGTCATGTTGATGGAAGTAGTCCATGCTAATGGCACAGATAACCGTGATAAGATTGACGACTTTCCGTTTATTCAAGCACGAGGAAAGTCTGGTCCCAAGGGTGAATGGACTGCAGGTCTAGGTAATCTTGATCAACGAGATGCGGCAGAAAAATATGCATGGACTGGTATAACATTGTCATTAGCTGGAATCATGATTGATAACACTGATAATACCTTTAAACAATTAAAAATATCTATGAATGGTGTAGATGTTATATTACTTCGAAGTGATGCAATATATAATCCAAGATTTAATGGTAGTTCTCATTGGACTTGGCCTGAACCTTCACCAAGAAAAAACCAACCTGGTCATACTGTACATGCATCATATGTAAGTGTATTAAATACAACTGGAACAGCAACTATTGAAATTAGTTAAATGAGATTATATTATGATTATATCACACTCTAAAAAGTCTATAATTTTGCGCACACCAAAAACTGGTAGCACAACACTAGAAACTTCGATTCGAATGACAGTTCCATTAGATAGTAAATTAGATTTTGCTTCTGCGACTGATGATTCACAACTTCCTGAAATATATAATTGCCCGATACATAAAGAACATATCGAATCACACGTTGAATTAAATGATAAATCAAGGCAAAAAATAAGAAATAGCCAAGAATTGACTGAAGATGAAAAATTAAAGTTACAAACAGGACCTAACTATATAGAAACAAAAAAATCACATGACGTATATACATTACCTAGTTTAAGTCATGGAGTGTTAGATGATTTAGTAAGTAAAAATCAAATATGGCATACATTTGATATTATTAAAGAGGAACAGATTGAAGAGTATACAAGCTATGCATTTATAAGAAATCCCTTAGAAAGAGTTTTAAGCGCATTTATATTTACTCTAGAGCGATCAGGATTAAACCATAATGATAATCCCATGCGTGGTAGAATACCTATAACACATGATACATTACGAGATTTTGTTAATAATCATACATCGGATAATTCACTAGTTAGTCGTTTTCAACTAGACTATCATAAGTTTAATGGAGAAATCGTAGCTACTCCATTATTATTTGAGAATTATAAACAATCAATTGATTATACTACGCAACAAATGGGAGGTAATATATTATATGAACTTCCAAGGTTTAAGTCTAGGCATAGTTTGATAAAACTTATGAATGAAAAGCCTACTGTTGAAAAATGGATTAATCCATACTCAGATATTCGAGATAAACTATGCGAAATGTATCATGAAGATATAGAGGTATGGGAAAGGCTTTCTGGAAAGAAAGTGTAACAATTTTTATATAGACTAAAGTTTAGTTTGTATAAATAAAAATGAACCGCCGAATTATCGGGGTTCTATTACTAACCTTGCTTATAACAAAGGAGGTCAAAAATGACTAATGCAAGACTACACGTACCACGTTCACTTTTTCTAGGATTCGAAGGTTTATTCGACGATTTAGAAAGGATTCATTCTTCTGCGCGTAATGGGGATAACTATCCGCCACATAACGTCGTTAAGGTTGATGATGAAAATTTCTTGATCGAGCTAGCAGTTGCCGGCTTTACTGAAGACGATTTAAACGTCGAAGTAAAAGAAGGTATACTAAAGATTGCCGGAGAGATCAAAGATCAAGGGAATAATGAATACGTTCACAAAGGCATTTCGTCTCGCAAGTTTGAGAAATCATTTAGAATTTCTGAATTTGTAGTAATCGACGATGCAGATCTAAGGAATGGCATACTTGTGGTGAAAGCCAGAGTTGAATTTCCAGAAGAGAAGCGTCCTAGAAAGATCAATATCGGATCTACTGGGACCTCAACCGAAAAGACCTTTATCCAAGATTGATTCGGGTGAATACTGGTAGAATTAACCAATCTACTGGAGAAGTATTATGAAATATTTAAACCAAGATTCGATTAAAGAAGCCCGCGACAAGTGTACATTCTGTGCTATGGTCGCAAGCTTTATCAGCGTGCCATATTTGTTAATATGGTTAGTTGCTGCAAGCGTAGCTCTTTAATTGAAACACCTCAGATGAGTGGCTTATACCCACTCATCGCCTATAAAATAAATAAAAAAAAACGTTTACATTTATGCTAAAATGTGTTATAATATAATATCTAAATTATGATAAAAGGTGACTATGAAATTCTATACTAATGTAAC